AGCGGCAATTGGGCAGCTCGCCAGGGCGGATGTACTCGCCGTCGATGAGCATGCCCTTGTCCACGTCGTAGACCTGGCCGTCGGCTTCCTGGTGCGACTTGCGCGGGTGCTTGCCGCCGCGCGAGTGCCGCCACTTGGCTTGCTTGATGCCCAGGCCCTGCTGGCGCACGCGCGTGATGGTGGCCGTGGCCTTGTTGTTCTGGTCGCGGGCGATGAATGCCGCGCGCCGCTTGGTGATGCCGTACCGCTTCTGCAGGTCCTCGACCAGCCCTTCCAGGTCGCGGCCCTGCGTGACCGACCGCATGACCATTCCCTGAACGTCCTGGAGGTGCTCGGCGGCGATCGACTTGATCAGTCCGACGTTCTCCTGCACGGTGGCCTGGAAGACGTCATTGGCCGCCCGCGTCAGCTGGAACTGCACGCTGAAGCCCTTCTGCCGCAGGGCGTTGCGCAGCGTGATGTCCGCCGCGCTCATTGAGCCTTCTGCGAACTCGCTGGCCACCGGCTGGGCCGCCTCATCGAAGCGGCGCTGCCACTGCTTGGCCAGGCGCCGCATCATCTTGGTCAGCGCCATGGCCGGGCTTTCGTCCTGGGCGATCTCCGGTACATTGCGCCGGTAGGCCGCCGTCAGCCAGTACACCAGGGACCGCTGCATCTCATCGATCAGGCGGTCCAGGCGCTTGCGGTAGGCCGCCTCGATCCCCTGGTTGGCGTGCACGGGGCGCAGCGGCACCTCTCGGCCAGTCGGGGATACGAGATCAGGCATTGGCGTCTTCCTGCGGTTCGTCTTCCACGGGCGGCGGCGCGCCGGGCACAGCATCCGGCACCCCGTCGTCGTCATCGTCGCCAAGGTCCAGCGAGTGGTAGCCGTTCGTCTCGTCCGCCGCCACGCGCTCGCGCTCTTCCTGCGGGCTGATGGTGCCGGAGTCGATCAGCACTGCGCCGGTGTCCGCGTCCAGCTTGCGCACCTCGGCCTGCTCTTTCTGGCTCAGCTGCCACAGCGGCACGAAGCTGAAGGTGATGTCGGGGTCGATCTCGCCGAAGGCGTCCAACTGGATGACCTCCAGGCACTGCTGCAGCGGGTCGCGGAACACAGCTTCCTGCACCGAGAGTATTTCGTCGTAGAACACCCGGATTTCACCGTCGGCGGTCGAATTCAAGCCGCTGGGGGTAATGCCGGTGTACTTCACCAGCGGGATGCCGGGCACCACGCAAAGCTGCTCGAGCGACTGGTTTTGCAACGCATCCAGGCCCGAGAGAGGCACGTTCTCGAAACCGAACTCCTCGGTGTCCTTGTCGATCGCATAGGTCCCGCGGTTGCTGCGGGTTCGATTGAAGACGTCGATCCGAGAAAAAACGTCATCCCCGGGCTCACCGGACAGCAGCGATTGCAGATTGCTCTTGAAGACCCCCACCGAAAAGCCGTCGATCAAGTTGGCGACTGCCTGGCGCGTCTTCAGCCAGTTGTTGACGTAGGGGATGGTCAACTGCGTCAGGGACATCCCGCCGAAGTTGTAGGACGGCTTCAGCAGGTCCGGCACCTCGCGCGACACAATGTTCAACAGGCGGCTCGAATGCACCTGGCGCCCCAGGACAAACCAGGACGTCGGCTTGTAGAAGTCCGGGCGCATCGGGTTGTCGCTGTTGTACAGGTATGGCGTGGTCCAGACCGGGTCGATGACCTTGAAGCCCGCCAGGGCGCCCTTGGTGATCTTCGCCGGGCTTTTGACCAGGATCGACTGCAATTCGTCAGGGTCGGCCCAGGCCAGCGTGCCGCTGGGCTTCTTCACGTCGATGTAGATCTGCGACCGACCGAACAGGCCATCCTGCAAGGCCGCCAGGCGGAACTTGGAGCGCAGGCGGTGCTTGCGCATGGCCTTCTCGATGACTTCGAGCTTGTCGCTCTTGTCGTCTTCGCCCTTCACTTCCAGCTTGATCCACTTCCGGGTCATCTCCTTGGCGATGACGTCGGACATCTTGCGGTATTCGGGTCGTTGGGACAGCTCGGCCAGGTAGGGGTAGCCGATGAAGCCCATCCCGGCGTAGGCCTCGCTCACGTAGGCGTAAACCGTCTCCATGGCCGAGTCCTGGGCCATCATGGCCTTTGTCATCGTGGAGGGGACTACGCCGGGAGCGACCGCGGGGCGCTTGAACTCGCCCACCGGCGCGGGCACAGGCTCGGCCGGCGCGATGTTCGCTTTCCCTAGAGCTTCCAGGCTGATCTTCATCCCAGGCTCGCGGCGCGCGGCCGGGGCCGGCGCAGGTGCCGCGGGGGCATTCCTGCGCAGGATCCAGTCGAGTAATTTCATGCACGCCTCATGGCTTCGGGGTTGATATTCATCGGTCGCTTGGTGATCAGCTCGGCGAACGCTCGTGAGAGGCCGTCGATCTGGTCGTCATGCTTGCCGTTCGGGAAAGAACGCAGCTCGTCGATCAGCGCCTTGTTCCAGTCGCCGCGCATCATCAGCACGTTGCCGACGTTGACCTGGGCAGCGAACGGCTCGGCGCGCACCACTTTGTCACCGCTTTCTAGGCTGCTCACCATGCGATAGCCCGGCATGCCACGTATCAGGTACTTCACCTGCGTCTTGCCGGCCTGGCCGGGGTCCTGCGGGATGCTGATGCGCACCTGGCGACCGTCCAGGGCCGCGGTGTTCTCCAGCGCCTTGTCACGACGATCAGGGCCCCACTGGCCGCGCACCATGTCGCCGATGACGTATTGACCGGTCGGGAGGCGCCCCAGCTTCGGGCCGGCCGTGAAGTCGCCTCCGCCGTCGGTGCTGGCAAAGTCCCAGCCGCGCACCCAGTCGATGCGGCCAGCTGGCAGCGCGTCGATGGTTTGGATCTGGTCCGGCTTGAACAGGTCGCCGTCCAGCGGCGTTGGCAACTGCTGGTACAGGGACGACCAGGTGCGCGAGTTGCTTTCGAACTGCGCCCAGTGCTGGCGGTCGAACCATTCCGGCCAGAGGTATTCGCCCCGGGCGCGGCCCAGCGGGTCGCTGTCGACCTCGCAGCGCGCCTGGATGCACAGCACTTCCCAGTCGTTGCCGTCCTTGCAGCGGATCAGCCCGCTTTCGCCCTTCCAGTCTGTCGGCAGAATCCGGCCGGCCAGGTCGTCCTCGTGCCACCGGGTGGTGATCAGGACAATCCAGCCGCCCGGGATCAGGCGTGTTTTCAGGTCGTCTTCGTAGGCGTCCCAGGTTTTGTTCCGGATCGTGTCCGAATTCGCCTGCTCGCGGCCCTTGATTGGGTCATCGATGATGATGCCGTGCGCCCGGTTGCCGGTAATGCCCGACAGAATGCCGCAGGCCATGTACTCGCTGCCGTTCGACAGCGCGAATTCCTGGGCGGCGTTCGAATCGGTCACCAAGCCCGCGCCCCAGATATTCCGGTAGCGGGGTTGGTTGATGATCGAGCGCGTGCGGCGCCCCATCTTGCGGGCCAGGTCGTCGCCGTAGCTGGCCAGGATGACGCGCCGGCCCGGCGTGGCGCCCAGGTATTTGGAGGGGAACACCACCGACGCATACGTCGACTTGGCGCTGCCCGGCGGCATGCACACGATCATCCGCCCATGCCGGCGCTGGCTGGTCTCTTCCAGCTTCGCCAGTAGCAGGCGGTGATGTGTTGCCATCGTCGTTTCGATGGGCTCGAAAAACTCCGTGTCCGGGTCTTCCTCGTCCACAGGCCGGCCCGGCACCTCGATCGCATTGGCGTACTGGAGGATGTCAGCCCTCGCCCGCCTCCGGATCAGCAGTTCCCGGGCGGCTTCCTGTTGCGATGGTAAGTAGCTCTTCGTCGGTGAGGTCATCAGCCTTCCGCGGCGTGGTGTTCAGGTTGATCTGCTGGGGCGTCGGCAAGATGCCGTAGGCCTCGCGCTCCAGCGGGATCAGCACCTTCAACATGTCGGCCAGCTTCTTGGCGCCGTCCAGACGCCCTGCGCTCGATATGGCGCGGCGGTAGACTTCGGCCCGCTTGTCGGCGGCCGCGTCGTCTTCACCGCGTAGGAACTCGCCCAGTTCCTGGAATAGGCCCGGGTTGTTCGTCTCGGCCTCGATCTCGCCCATCAGGGTGTCGCACAGGGTACGCATGCGGGTCAGCGAGGTCTTGTGCGACAACTTGACCTCGGCCACCAGCTTGGCGCCGATGGCTACAGCCTCGCTCTCGCGGTACGCAATCGTTTCATCGCGTACCTGTTTGCGTACCTCTTCCTTGCGTACCAGTTCATCGGCCTTGGCCTGCACCTTCGCGGCCAGGTCGCGGGGCCATTCGTCACGCTTGGCGCGCTTGCGGATGGCCCCCTCGGTAATGCCGTGCAGAGTGGCAAGCTCGCGCAGGGACATGACGCCCGCGCGGTAGGCCGCCTCGATGCGCTCCCAGTCGGGTTGCGCCTTCTTGGGCTGTGTCATTCGATTCTCGGTGTGGTTGCCCCCATCCGACTACCCGCCACGGCGGGCTGGGCGCGGCGGTTCTCGTCGTGCCGGCCGCCGGCGACAAGACCGGAAAGAAGTGCCCCGCGCATTTGCCCCTGCGCGGGCGCCAGGCCAGCTGAGGCGACTCATGGGGGTGTTGATGGGTGTGGGGCCCACCCCTTGGCGCACCTGTGTGTGCGCTGGTTGGACCGATAGGGGCTTAACGGGCGGCGCCGGTCGGAGCCAGAGGTACGGGGCTATCCCCGAGTGCAGCATTGGCCATTGGCGCGCTGCGGGCTGGTCGATTGCGGCGGCTGTTCCCACACGGCTGGCGACTGAAAAGGCACCATTTCAGGTAGTGCCATCGGCAGTGTCGCAATCGCCATGCGTGTGAAAACAAAAAGCCCCAGCGCGTGGCCGGGGCTTCGTTCACTCAAGACGCAAGTTGTCCCGCATATTGTGATGGTTCTTGAAATGGTTTGCTAGGAGGCGATGTTATATTCCCCCACCAATATTCAACATGGACTCGCGCGCTCGCCTCGTCCCTGGTGCTGCTGATCTGGCCACACTCTTCCAGTGCCACCAACACGCGCCACACACCGGTGCGCACTACTGCGCGCTCCCGTGAATCCGCCCGGGGTGCGGCGTAGTTGATGATCTGCTTCATCTTGAACCTGCGCCCGGGGTATGCAGCCATCAGGTCGATCACTTCCTTTGCGTACTTCATCCCAGTTTCCTTTCAACCTGGTTGCGGAACAGCCCCAGGTACAGCTTGTATTCGGTTTCGTTCATCGTGACTCCCGTGGTCTCGGCGATCCACTCGCGGGCGGCCCGGCGCCGGGCCTTGGTGTCCATGGCGCCGAACTTCGCGTTCTTCTGCGGGAACTCGGCGATCACCACCATGCGCTCATGCGAAGGCAGCGCGGCGTGCATCGCCTCCACGGCCATGGCGTGGTCGTAGTTGATCGGGCGGGGATCATCCTCCAAAGACACGTAAGCCTCCATGTTCCCCACCGTGGTGCCGGACCACGTCCAGCGGGCCCAGTTCCACAAATAGTCATCGCCAGTCAGGCTACTCATCAGCCACCTCGAACTGCTTGCACTTCTTGCCGTAGGGCTTGCCCTTCAGGCAGCGGAGTACCGTGTCGCCGAAAGGTGTCTGAACGGTGCGCGCGTTCGCGCAACCATTGCAGGACCGATTAAGTGCTGCCTGCTGCTTGCTCATCAGCACCAGCATCGGGTCTTGGAATTCCCATTTGCGCAGGTCGACTGTCATCGTCCAATCTCCACGAGCACGAAGCCCTTCTTCTCAGAATCCAACGCACGGTCCAGGATGAGCGGCGTGAACTGGCTGTCATCGATACCCAGCGCCGCCGCGATCCCGTCCAGGCGCGGTTTCTCGGCCGACAGTAGGCCGTCCAAGTCGCGCCGGATCTTGTTGGGCGCCACCCAGGTAATCGATACCGGCATCTGGCCGGCGGCCGTCAGGATGTTCCGGCCCAGCGCTTCTTTGGCAGCGAAGAACGCGGTTTCCCGTGCTCGCACCTTGGCAGCGTGGCTGGAGAGCCAGTGCTTTCCGTTCTTGCGGTTGGCCATCAGGCTGGTGTCCGGCCACGGCAGACGGATAGTCAGACGGTCTAGTGTCATATCAGTCCCTCAACTGGCTGTACTTCGGTTTCGGTTTGAACTGCACGGCGTTGCGTGCTTCGGTCACGGCTTGGATATCGGCGTCCAGGAAGCGGGAGTGCTGGCCCTGGAACGTCAGGAAGACTTCGCCCAGCGGGCCCATGCGCTGCTTGCGGATCAGGATCTCGGCCAGGCCCTTGAATGGGCTGTATTCGTTGTAGTACTCGTCCCGGTACACCATCAGAATCACGTCGGCGTCCTGCTCGATGGCGCCGGATTCGCGCAGGTCGCTCATCAGCGGGCGTTTATTTGGGCGCTCTTCGACCTTGCGGGACAGTTGGGACAGCAGGATCACCGGACAGCCAAGTTCACGCGCCATCAGCTTCAGCGCGCGCGTGATGCCGCCCAGGTCTTCGTTCCGGCTGTTTCCCTCGCCCTGCATAAGCTGCAGGTAGTCGATGACGATCAGATCCAGCCGCCCCTGGCGCTGCTTGACCTTGCGGGCGGCGAGTCGGACGCGCGCCACATTGGCCAGACCTGGATCGTCCGCAATGATCAAGCGCTGGCTTTCCAGCTTTTGGATCGCATGCGTCAGCCGCGGCCAGTCGTTGTTCTCCAGGCGTCCCGTGCGCAGACGCTGGGTGTCGATCGCCCCGTATCGTGCAATCGTCCGCTCCACCAGCTGCGCCGCTGCCATTTCAAGGCTGATCACCAGCGCCACACCTTCTTCCTCGGTGACGTTCTCCGCGAAGTTGATCGCAAGCGTGGTCTTGCCCATGGAGGGGCGACCGGCGACGATGATTAGGTCGCCATCCTGGAAGCCGCTGGTTTTCTGGTCCAGATCCGTGAAGCCGCTGGCCAGTCCAGAAATGCCGCCGGCACACTCTCCCCGGGCCTCAAGGGATTCGATAACCTCACGCAGCAGGAAGCCCACCTCGACCGGCTCTCGCCCAGCCTGGCGCGTGTCCGCCAGCGCCATGGCAAGGCCGGTTGCCTGCTCGACCAGCATGGAGGAGTCGCCCGCCTCGTTGGCCGCCAGTTCCGCAATATCGTGACCCAGCGCCAGGACGTCGCGGCGGACACGATGGGCTCGGACGATCTCGCCATAGCTGCGCACGTTGGCGCTGCTGGGCACGTTGCTGGCGATTGCGTTCAGATACGCCAAGCCTCCGGCCGCTTCAGCACGCCCCTGGGCTTGCAGCGCGTCGTGGACGGTCAGGACGTCGGCCGGCTTGCTGCTGTTCAGCAGGCGCACCGTGGCTTCGAAGATCAGCCGATGATCGTGGCGGTAGAAGTCATCCGCGTTCAGGAGGTCACCGAGGCGATCCCAGGCGCGGTTGTCCTGCAACAAGCCGCCCAGGACGCCCTGCTCTGCTTCGACGGAATGCGGCGGCACACGCACGGCTTCGGCGCTCATGCTGCCTCCTTGCACACCAATTCAGCCTGCTTTCCTCGTGTGGTCAGACCGAATTCTCCCTGATCACCAACCCACCACAGCTTGAACCAGTTGTCACGCACACAGCCGAGGAACGCCAAGCGCCAATCCTTGTATTTCTTCGATGCGTTCACCCCGCCCGGCAGATATTTCGACTTAAATTCAACCCAACACAGGCTAAGCATTTCCTCCGGCAGGCCTACTTTCTCGGCGTACTTCAGGACAGGCTCGTAGCCCTCGATGACTGACTCACCTCTGGACTGGCAGTCATCCATGAACGTTTTCAAGGTGACGGCGGATTTCCCTTTCTGCTTTGCAGAATCAGCAGGAGGCACCGGCTCTGGCGGCAAGCCAGAGGGGGTATCTGTTTCTTGTTCTTGTTCTTGTTCTTGGCTTCCAAGGGCCTCCGAAGGGGCTTCTAAGGGGCTTACTTTCCCACTGATTTCGCCCCTCATTTTGGTCATGTGATAAGCAGCCCCGTATCGCTCGAAGAACCGCGCCAAATAAGGGTTCTCGGGCTGCGCGTCATACTCGTTTTGCACGCCCTTGCATCGCTTATCAGCAGCCGAAAGCTCCGCATCGATCTGGAACTTGGCCATTTCGATGACCCAAACCATCTCAGAATCCTCGTCGTACTGACAAAAACCAGCTTCCGAGGCCCTCTGAAGCCCCTTCAAAGCCCCTTCCATGCCAAGTCCAGTCTCGTGCGCGATGTACATGACGGGCAGGTAGTACAGGCCAATCATGTTGGAATGCGAGCAAGTCATGAGATACAAAGCAACCACCTGGGCTTCGGCCCCGGCCTTGCGCAAACGCTTGCCTGTTTCCCCGATCCAGAATTGCGGGGATACCTTCCCGTAGTCGCGCATCGCTACACGCTCCCGCTCTTTTGAAGTGCGTTCGAAGCGCCGCGGATCCACTCGCAAACAAGCTGTGCTTGTTCGGCCGAAATCATGATGACTACTTGCACACCCACTTCATTGGTTTGAGCAATCATGATTTCCTCGCCGCACACCGCCACTTCCAGATCATGCATTTTCATAGCTGCCCTTTTGCTGCCCGTTAAGGAAAAAACACAGCGCCAGGCCTGACGGGCTGACAGGCTTTTCGGGAGCTACCCTAGGCGTGTGCAAACAACTCATTCGTCACCCTTCACCAGGCGGCGCAGCGGCTCAACGGCGCGCTGGTAATGCATTTCCACTTCTGCCGGCCACTTGCCCAACTGCATCAACGCGGCACGGGTTGCGTCCACGTATTCCCATTCACGCTTCCAGCGCTCAGCACGCGGAATTCCACCTTGGTCGTGTTGGCGATGCAGATCGGGGTTCAGCGGGAAGCAAAGGCTGTCGCACGCTTTCAGGGCGCCGCCCTTCCCCAGGTTCACGTGGCACGCTTGCGCGGGCTTGCCGGTCACTAGACAGCCCAGCGCGGCCACATTGCGGCGGTGCTGCTCACTGCGGAGCAACGTCGGCAACTTGTGACCGGGCGGGCGATAAAAGCCCATGACGATTTCCACCTTGCGGCCCAGCCCTTCGCTACGGGCGGCCTTGGCGCGCTTCATGGGCGTCTTGCGCGCAGCGGTGTCGACCGCTTGAGGGTAGAGTTGCGGATCATTCTCCAAATCCTTGCAAGACGAGTTCCAGCATTTCGCTGGCGCGCGCGGCCGGCAGATGCGGCCACATAGTTTTCTGGGCGTGCGCCGTGCGCAGGAAGGCAACAGCATCCTCATGGAATTCCTCCATGTCGGCCTGCTCCAGCTTTGCGTAGCTGATTGAGCGCGGCACCGGGATCACGCCGCCCTTCGGGCCCGGGTACCAGTCAACGAAACCGCTGCCGGTCTTCAGCCAAGCCCGGAATGCTTCGAACTCTTCGAACCGTTCCTGTGCTTCGAACAGGGCCGACTCCAGCGCCATGTGCTTGCGGTGGTACCAGCCCGTGCGCTCTTTGTGCGTCGTGATCGACAGCATCTCGCCCGGCTCAAGCCGAACCAGTTGATTCCACAGCCGGCGCCATTGCTTGCGCCCGCGCTCACCCAGGCCATCGACCATGCCGAAGATAATTCGGCGCGCGGCTTCCTTTTCCTGCTCGGAGGCTTGGACGGGTTGCTGACGAACCAGGGTGATATCGGCCATGTCAGTAGCCCCCGCTGTCAGCTTCTATACGGGCCTGCAAATACTTGAACGCCATGCGCTCCAGTGCCTGGATGTCATCGCGGCTGACCACCACGACATCCTTAGGGCACACCTGTAGACCAGCCATCGACAGAACTTGGCACGCGCGCTCCAAGTCATTTGCGACAAACCGCGAGAGCGTTGCTTCCGACAATTCCAACTGTTCAGCAATTTTCTTCTGACCTACTGAACCGATTCTCTGCAACGAAAGGGACAGATACCGTCGTGCAGACATAAGCGCGTCCTCTTTCATCACGCGATCTCCTTCCACACTTCACCGCGGGCGATCATGCCCACGGCTTGGACGCTGATCGAGTACTTCTCGGCGATGAGCTTGCGTGGCATTCCCTTACGGAGGAGAGACTTCACTTCTGCCACTTCGTCACGGTTCAGCTTTTGACGCTTGAAGTACGCATCGACGTCGACCGGTGTTCCAGCTTGCAGTCGACGCATCACGGTGGAGTCGGCCAGCCCATACTCACGAGCGATCTCTACCTGAAACTTCGGCTTGCCGTCGACCAGTACAACCTTGTTCCGCCGAGTATTCCGCGCCTGCTCTAGGGGCGTCGCCCAGCGGCAATTCCCGGGTTCGTAATTGCCGTTGTTGTTGATGCGATCCAGAGTCTTCCCCTCAGGGCGCAACCCCATGTCTTCGACAAAAACATTGAAGTCGAACCAGCGAGGGCACACCGTTATTCCACGGCCGCCGTACTTGCTGAAATTCCGGTCAATGGGGTTGAAACAGCGCGTGAAAAGCCCGCGCCAGGTGCTATAGGTGCGGCCAATTGCAGACTCTTGCGGGCCGTTCCACACAAGCTCCGGCGCCTTGCGTGCCATTTCATCTTGCTGTGGGGATACTGGTTGCGTGCTCATTGAGTACATCCTTATGAACAAAGAGCGAGGTGTGTTTCGTGACCGAAACGGAAAAGTTGTTGATCAGTGCCCAAGACCTGGCCCGCCGAGTGTTTGAAGCACCCAGCGAAAAAGCCGTCATGGATTTGTTTCAGGAGCTGTGCGCCGAGCGTGACCGCATGGCGTGGGCGACCGACGGCCGCGAATCGGCGACGGTGCATTGATGTCATGCCGCCCTCGCCTCTTCACCTGCCAGTTCGGGCCGGTAGATCTGATCGAACGTGAGAACCACGCCTTGAGTGGCGGCGTACTCGATCAAGCGCTCTGCGACATGGGGTGGAACCGTCTGCCCTTTCTCGTAAAAGGACACGTTCCCCTGCGTGACGCCAATCCCGCTCGCAAGCGTTGCTTGGGTCACTCCCAGTTTCTTTCGGATGCTGTAGACGGCGTTCATGCCACAAATAATAGCGGCACTAGTGATCGGAGTCAATAGTGCCACTCGTTGCGCAGTCTAATAGAGCCGCTAATATCCGGGCCATGTCTCGCCCCGCCGTTCGCAAAGCCAAGATTGAAGCCGTTCATATTGATGAAGCGGCCGCCCTAAAACGCCTATTCAAAGAGCGCGTGAAGGTATCCCAGGCAACTTTCGGGGCTGAAAACGACATTGGCACGCAGGGGATGGTGTGGCAGTACCTGAACGCCGGCAGCCCGCTTAATGTGAAAGTCGCCGTGAAGTTCGCCAAAGCCATGGGGGTAGACGTGGCCGAGTTCAGTCCTCGCTTGGCAAAAGAGCTGGGGCAAATTGCCTCTGCGATGCCAGAGGATGACTATCATGGCGCGGAATTTGTCGCGATACGTCGCCTAGACGTGCGCGTTTCTGCTGGCCGAGGGGAGATTGTCTCGTCCGAAGATGATCTGAGCCGCTTGTCTTTCCGCGCCGATTTCTTGCGGTCTGCCGGGGCGACACCGGAACAAACGGTATCGGTGTCGGTGAAAGGCGACAGCATGGAGCCGCTAATACCTGACGGCGCGACGATTCTGGTCAACCGCGGCGCCACATCTATCATCAACGGGAAGGTTTATGCTTTCCGTCGGGACGGTGATCTTCTGGTCAAGCGTCTGTACAAGGGCAATGGAGGTTTCATTGCGCGGTCGGAGAACCCTGCTGGCGGCTACCAGGACATGCACCTAAGTTTCGATGATTCAGAGATAGAAATCATCGGCCGTGCGTTCTGGATGGGGTGTCGCCTGTGACTGCTGGGATAAGTGCCGTTGTGACTGGAGAAGCAAAGGATTTGGTTGACTTGACCCGTCAAGCCACCGAATTCCCGATCGTCATAGCGTTCCCCAAGTCGACCTCCATAGCGTATCCGACCGCAGTGGCGACAGCGAAGGCTGCGGCCAACTACATTGAAGTTATGGATGGGGCTAAGCTATCCGTCCACCTTGCTGCCTTCACCGCGACCAAACACCAGTTTTCGTTAGCTCAATCTCTTTGCCGTCTGATCATGGGGCTGAGAGGCGTGCAGATCTACGTCAAGGGTATCCACCAGTCAAACAATAACTGGCGATTTATTGAGGTACTGGAGTGCTTTCTGACCTCTTTGACGGCAGAAGATTGGCGCGCCCACTGTCAAATAGTCGTAGACGACCCGTTCACGGCTGGCGGCCAGGGCCCAGGCGGTCCATATTTATTGCCGTGCCACTACATGTATAAGTGGGGAACCCAAGGCTATGGCCTGTCTCGGTCACACCCGTCCACGATGCCCCAACAAATTCAGGCATCTGCCGCCCGCGTCGGATGTGACTGGTGCCCGAACTTCCATCCCGAACAGTTCCAGAAGCTGCCTTCTTAGCACTCCATCCCGATCACATAGCCCGCCAATAGCGGGCTTTTTTGTCGCCTATAGAAAAATACTAGTGGCACTATTGACAACTGATTACTAGTGCCGCTATTATTCATCCATGCGCTGCAAACCCGGCGCCGCAACAAGCCCTCGGCCTCGTATCCCAGCGAGAGGACGTAGAGCCACAAAGTCGGGTGGGCATGGGAAGCAGGACAGCAGTACCTCAGGCCTGGCCCAACCAGGCGCAGCACGTCGTTGGCGAGGACGCTAAATCGCAACGCAGCCACCCGGGCTGGATACGAATAGCGGGGAGCCGTGGAGGCCCGGAAACGGACAAGACGGGGCAGCGAATGAAAGCTCGCTGCGATGGGAAGCGGGTCGCCCTGCTTCCCCAGATTCATCTGAATGCCAGCCCTCCCGGCTCAGGCATTTTCATGAACCTGGAGATACCGATGAAAGAAAAGCTCGAGCAGGACATTGCTGACGCCAAGCGCGCATTGCAGGACGCAGAGGCAGCTCTACTGCTCTGGACGCAGAAAGCAGAAAACAACGTCTTCGCCACGCTGGAAGACGCGGAGGGCGAGGTAGAAGAGATTCTGCGCGGTCGTGCCCATGAGGATTGCGAAGGCTCCTACAACTGCGGCGCCGATGTGTACGACCAAGAATTCATGGTCGACGGCGTGAAGTACGTCGGCACGTTGAAGTGCGAATACAACCGCCACGACAAGACGTACTACTACCTGGAAGAAGCCGAATTTAGCGTTGAAAAGTTTGGCTGAGATTGAAGAAGCATCGCTCTACCTGGAGCCGACGCAACCGTTTGAATTTATCGAACAGTTGCTAGGGAACAGCCAGGTAGCGCGCTGCTCCGGAATTCATCCGCCAGCCCGTTCCTAGAGCGGGCTTACGAATGAACAAGGAGAGCAAGGATGGACATCGTTGTGTCCCGAAGTGAGCTTCGACGTATGTACCGAAACCGAAAGTTGCGGCGCCCGCAGCACCGGCAAGTGCGTTTCTTGCGTGCGATCGTCAAGCACTTCAACAAGCCTAGCGAAACCAGGCGTCGGATTCTTCGCCTCTTGCAGCACTAACAATCTCTGCGCCCTGACAGGACGCAGACACATGAGTCCTGAAAGAAGCGGCGGCGTGGAAGGACACGCCCTCGACTGCGCATGAAGCTCTAGAGCTAACGACTCGGATGACCCTTAAGGGGAAGCGGCGCAGAGGGGCAGTAGACGCAACTGTAGCCGGTACTCAAGCCCGGCCCGCTTCTTTCAGGATTCATACCGATTAACAAGGAGAACGAGATGGACTACCAGTGGCCGCAATTCGCGATGATCGCCATGTACGGAATCGGCATTGGCCTGGAACTGGCGCGACACGGCCAACCCAGGAAGGACACCCATAACGTGTGGTGGACCTTGATAGGCGTCGGCATTTCTGTGTTCCTGCTGCGCTCTGGCGGGTTCTTTTAATCCCCCATCCCGTTGATAAGCCCGAGGGGCAAAGGAGAAGAAGTGAACGATCAACTACAGGCCGCGTTGGCCGACATCATCGGCAAGACGGGTGAGGCTGTATCGGATGGCGTGGGCTTCCTGAAGGCGGAATTACCCAGTGTCATCCAGCAGTTGCTGTACTGGAAGATGGCCAGCTCCTTCCTCGGTATGGTCATCACGCTTGCGTTCACCTATGCCGCATTCGTGTTCATCCGTCGTGGATTCAGATTGGCAGCGGACTTCTCGCCGAAGAAAAACAGCTACGACGATGACCCCCGGTTTTGGATGAGATTCTGGCTCACTGTCGTATCCGCTGTGCTGGGGATGGTCTCTTTCGTGTGCGTGCTGAACAGCTTCACGTGGCTGAAGATTTGGATAGCCCCGAAGGTGTACCTCATCGAATACGCCGCCAGTCTGGCTAAGTAATCCCCCCTGGTGCTGCATAGCAGCCGTAGCCGCACGAAACGCGGCACTATCAAGAGAACCCGTTGCACCCGCAAGGGACGGCTAGAAGTGCGCGCACCGGGCGAGGCAGTCTTACTCCGCTGTAGCGGGTTCTCTTGATGGCAGCAGTACCGTGCTAGCCGGGCCGGGCCAAACCCGGCTGCCATCAGCAATCGTCCGGAGTAGTTGCCGGAGCTGGAACCGTAACCAGCATCCCCCTCGGTCGCTCAGGCCGGCGAATCCCAATCCCTCCCCCACTACCTACGTCAGCCTTACCCAAGGCTGGGGGTTCGCCGCCCTGAGCGTCTACGACTTACCGCAGCTGCCCTTCCCCACCTTCAAGACCCCAGTCTAGACAGCCGAGTGGCCATGAGGCTTGACGGCTGGGTATCCGTGAGGACCGGGCGAGGGCAGCTGCACCTTTTTCAATAGGAATGGGCATGGATAAGAACGAAGCACTCATCAATGCAATCCGCGCTCTGCCTGACGGTTTTTACGTGCATCCGTTGTCCAGCTTCATCAACGGCAACGTGAGCACGACAAAGCGCGGCACCGTCAAGGTACCCGTAGAAATCGGTATTGAGCAGCTTGGATCGCCTTATTCCGATCTGCGAGCAGTGCTGAACCCGGAGAACAACAAGTTGATCCCGCTGCTTCTGTTTGTCGACCCCGAGATTGCTGCCAAAACGGTGAAGGAACGACCATGAGCACGATAAAGCTGCCACCGCTTCCTGACCTGCCCGAGTTGCAGATCATTAATGAAGGCGACGAAGCGCCCGCTTACGGGTGGGTTCATGACCACTTACGCGCCTGGGCTAAAGCCTACGCCGAGGAAGCTGTACGCAAGGCTCTGGAACATGCGTTCAATGAATTGAATGCGCTGTTCATGGAAACGCTAAAGGCCCGTATCCCTGGCGAAGACCTCGACCACAACGACGAGCAATTCAACATTGGTATGTGCGCTCAAGCATTAGGCATATCCCGCTGCCAACATGTCTTGCGCGGCCTTTCTGTGAAACCGGAGACCCGCGATGAATGACCTAAAGCAGATGCTTCGCAACGCCTGGGACATGCGCTGGTACTACGCAATCCTATTGATCCCACTCGCGTACGTAGTGGGCTGGAGATAGACATGTTGACCGTCACATATGACCGCTTCGGTATCCACGTTGGCGTTGAGCCGAAGGCCCAATACGCCGACTATCCATCGTCTCCGGGACGCTTGCAACAGGTGCAACGCGTGGAGGACGCACCTCCAAGTCAGGAAGAAGTGATTCTGTCTGTGGTCTTGGCAACCACACGCGGTGGCGATGCCTTCGGCTACGCAGGCTTCGAGTATGGCGAAGAAATCATAGACAAACTGGCCTGGAATTCCAGCGGGCAAGAAGACTTGCTGCTGGCCCTTATGGCGCCCAAATCAGACCGTGGCGCGGCATTCATCCAGCGCGCCAAGGACTTGATTGAGGAAACCGCTAAGGCTTCGCGATGACCCTCCCCACCCTATCCCAATTAATCGGCCTGTGCGCCGCCTACCTGATTGGCCTGATCGGCGACGCCGCGATGGCCCTGCACCGGAGAAATGCATGACGACCATCAACGTCCTGGGCGTGGACCCGCGCAGCCAGAGCAAGACCACGCTCAAGCCGCCGGCGCCGCTGCCCCATGTCTCGCGCCGAGCCCTGGCGCGAGTGCGCGACCGCATCGAACCGCCCACGTCGTGCCATTGCTGCGGCGGCCCGGTGAAGCTGACCAACAACCGCGACATCTACAACGGCCAGTCCTTTGGCGACTGGCCCTATGTCTACCGCTGCGCCCAGTGCCAAGCCTACGTCGGGCTGCATCCGGACACCGACCTTCCGCTGGGCATCATGGCCGACCGCCAGACGATCCAGGCCCGCAAGGACGCCAAGACCGTGTTTCAGCGCGTGGTGCTGGTAAAGCACAACCGAGACCGCAAGGCCGGCTATGCGTGGTTGGCCCGTGCGCTGGAAATTCCGCTGTCCGTCTGTCACTTCGGCATGTTCGACAACGCCCGGGCGCTGGCTGCGCGTGATGCCTGCCGCTGCGCCCTGGAGGTCCGCCAATGATCCGCCGCCTGCTGAGCGACCGCGACAACCGCGTCGCCGCCTACGTGGTGGCCGGCCTGCTAACCGCGCTGATCTTCGGCTATGGCGAGCGCCAGCAGACCGACGCCAAGTCCACCCCCTACCCCACCTGCGAAGGCTGCGGCAAGACCGTCGTGGCCGCGCGCGAACAGCCATGAAAGCCGAAGACTTCTATGCCCCCGGCCTTCCCGATCAATTCCTGCGTGCCCACCGCGGCCGCTCTGTAGCACTCGCAGCAATCGACCAATCAGGAGCAATCAATGAGCACCGTAACCATGATCCTCGGGCAGTCGGGCACAGGCAAGTCCACCAGCCTGCGCAACCTCGACCCGTCGCAAACCCTGCTGATCCAGGCCATCAAGAAGCCATTACCGTTCAAGAGCGGTAGCTGGAAGCCGGTCACGAAGGACAACCCGGCCGGCAGCATCTTCGTCTGCGACTCTGCCGCCACGATAGTGGGCGCCATGAAGCGCACCAAGCGCCCGATCATCGTCATCGACGACTTCCAGTACGTCATGGCCAACGAGTTCATGCGCCGCAGCGCCGAGAAGGGCTTCGAGAAGTTCACCGAGATTGGCCGCAACGCCTGGGACATTCTGGTCGAAGCCGCGCGCCTTCCCGACGAAGTGCGTGTCTACGTCCTTTCGCACGTCGAAACCACCGATGACGGGCGCACCAAGATCAAGACGATCGGAAAGATGCTGGACGAGAAGATCACCCTCGAAGGCATGGTTTCGATCGTCCTGAAGACCGTCGTGCAGGACGGCCAGTACCACTTCGCCACTCGCAACAACGGCAGCGACACCGTCAAAACGCCCATGGGCATGTTCGACGCCGACATGGTCGAGAACGACCT